ATTTAAATTTGCAGATGTAAGTGTTACTGATAAAACTAGAATTATAAGACTTAATAATACTGTTAATAGTAAGAGTGGTCTATATAAAATTAATTTAGATGAAATACTAACATTAAATGAAATGTCTATAGGTGATATAAGTAAAGCAGATATAAAGCAATATGCTGCTAAAGCTAAAAATATATCAGTTTATGGATTCCCAGAAGAGATAGAACCTATCTTTGATGCATTGCCTAAAAAGACTAAATCTATAATAAAACCTACTATAAATAAACCTAAAGACGACTTTGGTAGACATGCTGATCCAGTAAACTATCCTTGTATACAAGATATGTTAAAATGGACAGGCTTTGGAAAAAGACACCAGATAGCTCTTAGATTATCTGCATGGTTTAGATGGAGGTATCCAGAACATATAGTAAAACTTATTATGGAAGACTGGAGAAAGCAGGTTTCGACTGAAGAAAAACCTTTCACTAAGAAAGAAATGAAAGGTATAGTTGAATCTGCATACTCTGGTCATAATGGTAGTGGAAACAATTATGGATGTAATGACTCAATAAGAGATTCATTCTGCAAGCAATCATGTAGATTATTTAGTGCTAAAAAAGATAATAATATGATTGATTTCATGCAAATGGCTCAACAAGCTGTAACCTTTTATCAAAGTGGCATAAAAGCTGTAGATGTAGGTGAACTATATAATGAAAACTTTCCTATATATCCTGGAGAGTTAGTAATTGTACAAGCACCACCTAAGTCTATGAAAACTATGCTAATACATAATTGGATAGCTTCTTTCAAAAAGCCTACATACTTTCTTGAAATGGAAATGTCACCAAGACAGATGTACATAAGACATGTGCAAATAAGAGGTGGTAAAAGCTATGAAGAAATAGAGAATGACTTAAGAAATGGAGATATAAGTTATTCAGAAGATTCTGATTGGCTAACTATTGATTATAAGCCTTGCTTTCCATTTGAATTGCAGAAAAGAATAGACTTAATGAGAAAGAAACCTGAAATAATTGTTGTTGATCATATAGGTTTAATGGAAAGTAATAAATATGATATGAATGCAAAGATGGAAGAGATAATGGCTACACTTAGAGATGTTGCTATAAAGAATAACATGATTGTATTTGCTGTTTCTGAAATGACTAAAGAGTCAATGAATACTAAGAATGGAGTACCTGCTATTGCAGCCTCAAGAGGTAGTGCAAGAATAGGTTATACTGCAAATAAAGTATTGCAAATAAAAGCATACAGAGAACAGGGAGAAATCAGTTATTTAATATTAGATTGTGTAGCTAACAGAGAGAAAGAAAGTTTGTATGTACATCTCGAACCAGAAAATTGTAGACTAATTAAATCAAATAAAGGAATAACTAATGAAGAATAATAGATCTATATTTGATATTACAACTGATATTGCGACTATTAGCTCAGATATTTTTCTTAATGAAGAAGAGATTGAAAAGAGGTTGGGAGAGCTCTATCAAGAACTTCAACATAAAGAAGATGGTATCTGGGCTTTAGTCCAGAAATTTCAACAGGATGTAGAACTTGCTGATAAATATCTTGCAAAGATACAGAAACAAAAAAAGATAAGACAGAATGCTATAAAGAGTATAAAGAATATGGTTATAGATGTTAATCAATCCATAGGACAACTACCTAAGCATTCAGACTTTAATCCAATAACTATTGGAAAGACTGCTTCTGTAAATGTAATAGATGAAAGCAAGATACCTGATGAATATTGGGTAGAAGTTGTAACTAAAAAACTAGATAAAAAGAAAATGTTATCTGCTATGAAAAGTGGTACGAAGATACCTGGAGCAGACATTAATAATAATCAACATGTAAGAGGACTAAAATAATGAACTTAAAGAATATATCACCATATGCAAATATAAAGAAAGAGCAATTAGTATATGGAGACACAATGACATCAAAAGCATTTGGTGTAAAAATAGAAGGTTTATCCGACTGGGAAGATGATACAAATAACTCAGCTTGGAAAGAAGTAGGGATAGTATCTTCAGAATATCTTCTTGTACCTAATAAAACTATGGTGCAGATGGCTGAAGATGTAATGGCTGGATCTACTTTAGAGTTTGAACCAGAGAAACAATTTTGGAATGGAAAGCAATTCTTTCAAAGTTGGAAGTGTACAGATGAAATAGATGCTGAAGTAGTAGCAGGAGACAATCTTGGTATAGGTGTAGGATTGTGGAACTCATATGATGGTAGCATTTCAGGAAGATTTGCTTTGTTTGCTTATAGATTAGCTTGTACAAATGGTATGACATCTAAGCATGAGTTTGGTGAATATATCTTCAAGCATGATATAAATAATAAAGACTGGAAGTTTGAAGTTGAAAAGACTTTGAAAGTTTTAGATACTGCTGAAGAAAGTGTTAAAGATTTTGCTGACAAATGTAGTAAATTACCTAACCATTATGTGAGAGTAGGTGATGTAGCAAATGCCAGAAGAACTACCTTCTCTTCAATGGGTACAGGAGTCTTTGGCAAAGCCTTTGACAATTTCTTAACCAATGAAAAATACGATGAACGAACTGCTTGGGATCTTCTTAATGCTGGAACAGATATTTTCTGGCATAATAAGAAACAAACTATTTCAGACTTCAACCATAATAAACAATGGGTTGATGGCTGTATTAGTATAGCAGCTTAAGAAAGATATATATATGAGAGGTTGGCACCCACACTACACCATATACCATTTACCTCATAGCTAACCTCTCTATATATGCCTAGTGATAAAAGTAATAAGAAAAAAAGCGACCAACTTGGAATGAACCATTCCACAGCTCAAAATAGACTAAAAAGAAAAATAATGTTTATGCTTATTCAAAGACTTAAACTTGATGAATGCTATCAATGTAACAAGCTTATAGTAGATGTAGATGATTACTCAATAGAACATAAAAAGCCTTGGCTTGATGAAGACACCAGACTATTCTGGGATATGGGTAATATTGCATTTTCTCATAGAGCTTGTAATTCAGCAGCTGCAAGACAAACTACTAAGTTAGGTAGAGTTAAGTATGAAAAAAGAATAGGCAATAGAGAAGATGAAGAAGGTCATTATCCAAGTAGAGCTTGGTATGACAGAGGCTGTAGATGTGATTCTTGTAAATTAGTTAAAAAGTTTTCAAGAAAAAAACATGAAAGAAAAAAATGAAAGCTAATTGTATGATATGTGGCTTTGAAGTAGCAGTTTTACAATGTCATTATAAATGCAATAACTGTGGCTTTGCAGCTAACTGAGATGAAGGAACAGATCCAAGTTCTGGATATGACAAAGAAGATGAAACACTCTTAATTAATATAATAGATAAAAAGGACAAAGATGAATTACGAGAATAAACCAAAGAAGATATTTCAAAACATAGGTAGTGGAGTTCTTTGGAAGAATAAATACAAGAAAACAGATAAAGAGCCTTTCTTTAGAGGAAAAGCTACAATCAGAGGACATGAAATAGAGCTTGCTGCTTGGATTAAGAAAGATAAGAATGGTAATCAAATGATTTCTATAGCTTTTGATGATCCAATAGAAGAAGAAATGCCACCTCATCAAAGAAAGAAAAAAGAGTCTAAAGGTTTAGAAGAATTATTCAGTGAAGGAAAGAAGGAGGATGATGGGCTCCCCTTCTAATCCAAGATACTCAAAAGCTAAAGGGAGGAAATTACAGAATCTTTTAAGAGATAAGTTAAGAGTAGCGTTTCCTTCTCTCGAAGAAGATGATGTAAAGAGCCAGACTATGGGTATGCCAGGGGAAGACATTGTTCTTTCTCCTGCTGCTCGTAGGAAGATTCCTTATAGCTTTGAGTGTAAAAATGTAGAAAGACTAAGCTTTTGGGCGACAGTAGAGCAGTGTGAAGCTAACTGCAAAGAAGGCATTACACCTGCAATAGTAGTTAAGAAAAATAGAAAAAATCCTATGGTAGCAATACCATTAGATGTATTTATAGAAATGATAAAGGAATAGAATGGCATTAAGTAAACAGCAAATGAAGCAAATAGAAAATATAAATGTTGATAACTTTAGTAAAGAATTTAAAGAACAATTAGAAGATATGTTTGAAGTTATCAGTTACTTTCTTTCTGAGATAGAAGTAAGAAAGCATAATGGAATGTTTAATGGTGAGAGAGGTGAGGCTTAGTCTTGTCTCTCTTGAAGCATTCTAAATAAATCATTAAGATTACCATTGTCGTCTTGCTGACTACCATAAGCCCAGAAATCAGATCTTTTGGATTCTCTTTCATCTTTCACATCCTTGGGTGTAAGGTAATCCCTCATAGGATCAGGCATCATTCTTAAAGCAGCAGAGTTAGCAAACTTTCTCTTTATTTTTGATGCCTCTGGGTCTTTGTATAAAGCTAATTCTTGAGATGCAGCTGTGCCAAGAGTCATTCCATTAATCATTCTAGGTATAGTATTATAAAAAGTTCTATGCACTTGAGGATTTAATATTCTTATAAACTCTTTCATCTTTTCATCTTTAACATTGTCTGGTAAGTTTTCATGTGCACCTAAATAAGATAAGAAAGAACCTTCATCCATATTAACAAACCCAGCAAGATTTCCAATGTTAATTAAGTCTCCTATAAATGGTCCACCAAATGTACCTAATAAAGGACCTTTACCAAAGAATGCTTTCTTTCTTTCATCTTCATCACCAGATAACCAAGTATGTAAGTTTTCAATTCTATCATAAGTATCATTCTGAACAAGATTAGTTATTGTAGTATTAGTTAAAGGCTCAATTATAGCACCTATAATCATATAAGTCATGCCTAATCTTATAGCTCTTTGCATTTCAGGACTATTCCAACTACCTTCTATTGCAGAATTACCTGCAGCTTTAGCTATCTTTACTTGATAGTTCATAAAGTTCATACTATAAGTAGTAAACTGACCTAAAACAGATCCAATAGGACCTCTAACTGCTTTTGACTTTGCATATCTGCTATAATCATAATGCAATTCATTAGTCATATTTGATGCAAATCTTTGAGCTTTTTTAGCTACTCTTTTTCTAACTTGAGATGCAACTTCAGAAGCTTTAGTATCATCAGTTATTTTACCAGACTTTCTTAATGCATCTTTTACTAATGCATCATTAGACATTAATCTTTTATACTCTTGAGCAAATGCAATCTTAAATGTTAATTGTCTGTTCCAGTTCTCAACACTCTGCATGCCTATAACAGGTACATCAGAAACTTTTTGTGCTACTGATTCCATCTTCTCATTAAATCTATCCATAAAAGAATCATTTTCAAATGTAGGCTTACCATCTTTTAATATAACTTCAGAAAAAAGTTTATTATCACCAGCTAACTCACCAATATTAACAAAGAATACACCTTCTTGTTTCATAGCTTCAGTAAGTTGATCTTCTAAATTTTCTGCTTTAATGTAAGTCAAAGAATCAGATATACCTTTTCTACCAAACCATATATAGTTCTGTAAAGATTGAGTAGCATTTCTAGCAGCACCCCTAACATTAAGACCTAATTTAGAAAGATAGCCCCAGGATGTTGCTGCTCTTGAAAAAGATTTTAAAGCACTGTTTCCACTGTTAATCCCTGTAGCTGTAGCATGTGTATCTTTTAAATAATTTTTCATAAAGTCTAAATGATTATCAAAATCATTACCATACATTCCACCTAAAGATTTTAAACCTTCAGCAGTTCTTCTAGTCATTCTTGCCATGTAATTAAACTTGACTACATTCTTTGTGTATGTATCTATAATATCTATCACATTCTTAGAATGTCTGTTTACACTTACAGCAGATTGTGCATATACATTTCCAGGCTTTTTTAAATTAGAGCTAATCTCTTTAATCATATTATCAATATGTTGTTTAGCTTCAGCTGGATCAAATGCTCTTTTCCCATCTATACTTGTATTATTAAATATTCCTTCATTAAGTTTACTTATGACAGGGAATATGTCTAATACTTGTGTTGGGAAATAATTATCTTGAGGTTTAAAATCATCTAATAATTTTGCTATTGCTCTTTCTGTACCTTCAAAACCCCAATCATCTTTTTTACTTAGTCTTATAACAGCTGCATAATCATCTAATCCAGACTTAAGTATATTCCACAACTTATCCTTCATTCCTTCTTTACCTTTAGAACCATGCCATACACTTGCAGCCTCAACTAATGCAGTTCCATACTTATCTTTTTGTGTTATCTTAGAAGGATCTGAAAATAATGTATATGCATCATCTAAAGTTTTTAATTGAACATCTTTACTTGAACCTAAGTCTGCTAAGAAATCATCATAAAATTGATCAGCTTCTGAAAACTTTTTTTCTTTTAATAATAACTGATATTTTTTTTCTAAAAGTCTTAATCTGGATGCAGCATTGCGAGCAGTACTTCCCCATTTAGCAGATACATCTTTTTCTTTTATAGCTATATCTATATTTCTAACTATATGTCCTAAGTTATTACTAAATCTTTCAGTATTACCTCTGTAGAAATTACCTGCTTTTACAAAGCCATCATAAACTCTTTTAGTTATAGGATTCTTACTCATAATAACTTCAGGTAGATAGAAAAATTCTTTAAACTTATTAGGCTTAACCCATTTCTTATCTAATTGTTTTATTCTTCTGTTTAATTTATTTATAGTTTTTAAATCTGGCTTAGTATCAAGATCAAAATCTAACCCTGTAACATTTCTATAAAAATCTTTAAACAAAATTGCTGGTGCTTTACCTTGAGCTTCAGCTAATAACTGAGTACTTTTTGCTTCTTCAAAAGTGTCTATAGCTTTAGACAATTCTCTGATTCTTTTTTGTTGATCTGGAGTACATGCACTAATACTGGGCATTTAACATTCTCCTGTAATACTTGTTATTAATTGATCTTTTAAATTTTCAGTAGACTCTAATTTAGTACCTGATTCTTCAAAGGGTACTCTTTGCATAGGTAAGCTTTTATAATATAATGCTCCTTTGTTAGCAGCACTACCAAGAAATGTTCTTGCATTATTCATTCTTGCTTTATTGTATGAAGACCAGCCATTAATCATACCGAATCTACCACCATTAAAATCTTGAGGTATATAAGCTGAAGGTAAAAAGTTTTGATGTGCAGCTTTCTTTAAGTTTGCTATAGACTCTGGTCCTATAGGATTGTGTGCCATTATATATCCAACTGTTTCATTAGTATTGTATCCAAATACAGAACCTAGCATAGGATTAATCTCACCAGCTAATCCATCACCAGCTACAGTTCCAAATACATCTTTAAGTGGCATAGATTCTGCAATAGTAATATTATCTAATGCAGCTTTAGCTTCACTTTCAAAGACTCCAAGATTTATTGTACCATCATCATTCAATACTTCCATTCTTTGACCATGATACATTTTGTAGAAATTATTATATTGTGCAGCCATTTCTTTAAACATATTGTCTACATCAAACTCACCTACTCTTGTTGTATGATTTTGTGGATCAGCTAACCATCGTAGTCCAAACTTTATATTTGAAGCAGAAGTATTCTTAAAGCCTTCTAAAAGTTTTCCATTAAAATAAGTATATTCACCTATAGATTTTTTTGGAGCCATAAATCTAAATAAAAATAGTCTGCCTAAGCCTTGACCTTTACCTTCCCATTTATCAAACTTAGCATTAAATAGTGCAGTGATTTCATTGTGTATAGCATTCTCATCTAAATATGTTCTAGTTCTTTTTCATCTTTTCTTATCT